GTTGACCAAAACGGTTTAGTAATATTCAATGGCACACACAACATGAGTTCGAACAATAGATTTTATGATGTTGGTAACGATGGTGGTGATGAAGGTTCTCCTCAACACTCTATTATAAATTTTAAATCTGCAGGAAATAAAAGTGATGGAGACTTTTTTGCAAGAACTTATCCACAAGCAGTTGATTCTGCAAATGGTCAAACGGTATACATTCCAGAAATTACAGGCACACACTCTGGAGCACTTACAGAAAATTTAAAAATTACATTGATAGATGCACAAACTCCAACGCAATGGTTAAAACTACCAGCAGATGTTTCCAAACACATAGAAATTGATTATGTGTACAAAGGTGATTTAGCAAATGAAAGAACTGGTACACTTACAATTAATGTAGATAAAGAAAATGACACAGTCACACTTGACGATGAGTTTAGATACACAGGAACTTTTGGCGCTAATCAACCAGATCCAATTTTTACAGCACAATTAGGACTAACAGGCAACAACACACTTATACTATCTTTTACAAAACCAAATATAAATGAATCCGGAACAATCAACATATCAATTAGATCAACACACTAATCAATTATTATTCAATTCAAGTTACGAAAAAAGACTTTCAACCTGGCGTAACTTAAGAAACACAGCAACAACAGATGATAATTTTATTGCCACTGTTTTAGACGTCTATCAGCACTGCCCATTAATCAACACTGAGACAGATTATTTTAAAAATAACACCTGGCCATCAGCATGGCAACTATTAGAAAAAAATGAATACAATCTGTTTGACAAATGCCTAGCAATTATGTATACTGTTAACTTAACTGAGCGTTTTTGTGATGAAAAATTCTCGATAATTAGAGCAGTTACAAAGTTAGAATCCTACAACAACCATAAGTTTTATTATATTATAAAGGTAGGTAGTTTATACATAGACTGCCAGAATAAAGAAAGTTTTGATGAACAAACATTTGACAAAAAATACATTCAACAATATAATAAAATCATACGCAAAACAGATAAGTAATACTTTAAACGGAATTGAATAAGAACAGGAACACGAATGGAATTAACAGCAACAAAAGAAACAATCACAAATAAATCTGCAATTAAAATTACTAAAAGAGATGGACGGTTAGAAGATTTAGATATCGACAAAATTCATTTTGTTGTAGAGGAAGCATGTGAAGGTTTAACAGGTGTTTCAAGTTCACAAATAGAAATTAATGCCAACATTCAATTCTACGATGGCATGACAACAAAAGAAGTTCAACAAATTTTAGTGCGTTCAGCAAATGATTTAATTTCATTAGAAGCACCCAACTATCAATATGCCGCGGCGAGACTTTTATCTTATGATGTAAGAAAAGAAGCACACGGACAATATGAATATATGCCTTTGTTAAAATTAATTTTAAGAAATATTAAAGCAGGTGTGTATGATAGAAACATTGTAAAAAGTTATAACAAATCAGAAATTAAAAGATTAAACACATGGATCAAGAGAGATAGAGATTTAGATTTTACATACGCAGGTTTAAGACAAGTTGTAGACAAGTATCTTGTACAAGACAGATCGTCAGGTGATTTGTTTGAAACTCCACAAGATATGTACATGATGATTGCGGCAACATTATTTGCAGACTATCCAACAAAAACAAGAATGAATTACGTAAAAAAATATTACGATGCAATATCAACATTTAAAATAAACATACCAACGCCAGTAATGGCAGGAGTAAGAACTCCAATTAGACAATTTGCTTCGTGTGTTTTAATTGACAGTGATGACACATTGCCAAGTATTTTTTCAAGCGACATGGCAATTGGTTTGTATGTTGCCAGAAGAGCAGGCATAGGAATCAATGCAGGACGTATCAGAGGTATCAATGCAAAAATAAGAGGAGGGGAAGTACAACACACAGGTGTGATTCCGTTCCTTAAAAAGTTTGAATCAACTGTGAGATGTTGTACACAAAACGGAGTACGTGGAGGTTCAGCAACTGTTCACTTTCCTATATGGCACCAAGAAATTGAAGACATACTTGTACTGAAAAATAACAAAGGCACAGAAGATAACAGAGTGCGTAAGTTAGATTATTCAATACAGATATCTAAACTGTTCTATGAAAGATTTATTAATGAAGAAGACATCAGTTTGTTTTCTCCACATGATGTGCCTGGTTTATATGATGCATTTGGAACCGACAAGTTTGATGCCATGTACAAAAAATATGAAAAAGATTCGTCTATAAGAAAGAATACAATTCCAGCACAAGAACTATTCAGTGACCTTTTAAAAGAAAGAGCAGAAACAGGCAGAATCTATATTATGAATATAGACCATGCGAACACACACTCCTCATTCAAAGACAAAGTTTCAATGAGTAATCTATGCCAAGAGATCACACTGCCTACAACACCTATTAGTGCTATTGATGATGCACAAGGCGAAATTGCATTGTGTATCTTAAGTGCAATCAATGTAGGACAATTAAACAATCTTGAAGATTTAGAAAACTTATGTGACTTGGCTGTGAGAGCATTAGAAGAAATTATAGAGTATCAAGACTATCCTGTGAAAGCGGCAGAGATATCTACAAAATCTAGAAGAAGTTTAGGTATTGGATATATTGGTCTGGCACACTACTTGGCAAAACAAGGATTTAAGTATTCAGACAAAGGTGCTTGGGATTGTGTTGATAGACTTACAGAAGCATTTCAATATTATCTATTAAGAGCAAGTAATGACATTGCTAAAGAAAGAGGCAAATGTGATGGCTTTGAAGGCACGAAATATGCAGACGGTCTTCTACCAATTGACCACTACAAAAAAGAGATAGATGAAATTGTACCACACAAACAAAGAATGGCTTGGGAAAGTTTAAGAAAAGACATTGCTAAACATGGCTTGAGACACAGCACATTATCAGCACAGATGCCATCAGAAAGTTCTTCCGTTGTTAGTAACGAAACAAACGGCATTGAACCACCAAGAGCATTGCTTTCAATTAAGAAAAGTAAAAAAGGCCCATTGAAACAGATTGTGCCAGGATATCCGAAACTTAAGAATGCATACACATTGCTTTGGGATATGCCAAGCAACGAAGGTTACATCAATGTTGTGGCAATGATGCAAAAATATTTTGATCAAGCAATATCAGGCAACTGGAGTTACAATCCTTTGCACTATGACAACAACGAAGTGCCAATTTCAGCAATGGCTCAAGATATGTTGTCAGCATACAAGTATGGTTGGAAAACATCATATTATCAAAACACTTATGATTTCAAAGGTGAAGAAGAAGATGTACAGCCATCTGGCGTAGGTGATCAAAGTTATGCTAACGGTGAAGCACCATTAAATGGTAATTTAAATGGACATCATGTCAACGGTGAAGCAACGCTTGAGCCACAAGAGAAACAAGATGAAGATGGCGAGTGTGAGGCTTGTGCAATTTAGATTGACTAAATTCCAAAAAAAGGTAATATTAGATAATTAATACGTTATGACGAAAACAGTATTCAATAAACAAAATGTAGACTTTACAAAACAACCAATGTTCTTTGGTGAAGATGGTGGTGTGCAAAGATATGACGCTTTTAAATACCCACAGTTTGACAAACTGAATCAAACAATGATTGGTTATTTTTGGAGACCTGAGGAGGTTTCGCTACAAAAAGACAGAGCAGACTATCAATCATTTAGACCAGAACAAAAACACATTTTTTCTTCAAACTTGAAATATCAAACACTGCTGGACAGTGTGCAAGGCAGAGGACCAAGTCTTATGTTCTTGCCATACGTTTCAAATCCTGAACTAGAAGGATGTATTGTTACCTGGGACTTCTTTGAAACAATACACTCACGTTCATACACACACATAATGAAGAACGTTTATTCAGATCCTAGTGAAGTATTTGACACTATCTTGGACGATAAAGAAATTTTAAAAAGAGCACAGTCAGTAACAGCCGAGTATGATAAGTTTGGCAAAATGGCATTGGACCATGCTGTTGGCAAAAAAGTAGACATGATTGATCTTAAGAAACAACTGTACCTAGCAATGAACACAGTGAACTTGTTAGAAGGTTTAAGATTTTATATTTCATTTGCTTGTACGTTTGCATTTGGCGAACTGAAACTTATGGAAGGTTCAGCAAAAATACTTTCATTGATTGCCAGAGATGAAGCAACACACTTAAACTTATCCACACACGTTATCAAAGCATGGCAAAAAGGTGATGATCCCGAAATGACCAAAGCAATGAAAGGCACAGGAAAAACTGTGATCCAAATGTTTAAAGATACAGTAGAAGAAGAAAAAGCCTGGGCAAAACATTTATTCAAAGATGGTTCTATTATTGGACTTAATGAAAAACTTTTAGGACAATATGTAGAATGGATTGCTAACAAAAGATTGAGAGCATTAGGTTTCGATCCTCTTTATGATGTAGGTGCAAACCAAAATCCATTACCTTGGACACAGCATTGGTTATCATCAAAAGGTATGCAGGTAGCACCACAAGAAACAGAAGTTGAATCTTACATCGTTGGTGGTATCAAACAAGATGTTCAAAAAGGACAATTCAAAAAATTCTCATTATAATGATTACTTACGAAGGAATGAATGGATTGGAAGTTTTATACACAATCCTATTTGTTGAATGGGATAAAGGACTTTGGGGAATCATAATACTTGGTTTAATCTTCGCATTAGTATCATTAATCACAGACGACAAATTCCAAAAATATATCAAGCACTTCAATCAAGACGTTTGATTGACTTTCAATCCAAAAGAAGTTAAAATATGTTATGGCAAAATATAACTTACTTTGTACAAATGACCATTCTTTCGAAGGATGGTTTGCAAGTGAAAAAGAATACTTGTCGCAGAAAAGAAAAAAAATGATTGCATGTCCATTGTGTGATGATACAGCAATACGTAGAGCATTAATGTCTCCTAATATTGCAAAAAAGTCTGTCAGCAAAAAAGACAACAACGCATTTTTTAATGGTAGAGCGGCTGTAAAACATTTACGCAGTTGGATATCAGAAAACTGTGAAAATGTAGGTGATCGTTTTGCTATAGAAAGTCGGAAAGCAGATGCTGGAGAACGTGATGATCATATACACGGAACGGCAACTGAACAAGAAATAAAAGAACTACACAAAGAAGGAATAGGAGTAATAAAAATACCAGATGTCAAAGACAATTGAAACAATAGTATGGAGCAAAATGCAGTGTCCATACTGCGATATGGCTAAAGCATTATTGAAACAAAAAGATATAGAGTTCGAAGAAAGAAAAATTGGTGCAGGTTGGACAATAGAACAACTGTTGGAATCAGTGCCAAATGTCAAGAGTGTGCCTCAAATAATATTGAATGGTAAGTACATTGGCGGGTATCAAGAACTTAAGACCCATTTTGAAACAGAAGGAAAATAATGCTAATACAAAAAGGAATAAGTGAAAATTCAATAGTAGCAATTAAACTTACAACAGGTGAAGAATTAATTGGGAAAATGGTTTCACAAGACGAAGACGCAGTAAAATTAAAGAAGCCAATGGCTTTTTTAAGAATGCAACAAAGTATGGGTTTGATGCCGTGGATGGCAACACCTGAACCAGACGCAGAATTATCAATTCCAAAAAAATTTATAATCGTAATGGTTCCTTGCGAAAAACAAATTTCAAATCAATACATAGAAACTACATCAGGAATTAAGTTGGCAAAAACTGATTTGAATGTCTAATAAAGTAATACCAGATCCAAAAGAAATTCTAACAGATTGCGACGGAGTTTTGTTGCAATGGGAAGTGGCATTTCACACCTGGATGAAACAAGAAGGTTTCGAACAGATAGGCACTGGGCATTACGACATAGACATGATGTATCATCTTCCGCAAGGATTCAGTAAAACACTGATTAAGATATTCAATGAATCTGCTTGGATGGGTTATTTAGAACCTGTTCCTGGTAGTGTTGAAGCAGTCAAACAATTGGCTGATGAAGGGTACAAATTCACTGTAATCACTAGTCAAACAACAGATCCTTACGCATCAAAATTGCGTGAGCAAAACCTACGCAACCACTTTGGTGACGTGTTTAAGGATTTCGTGTTTCTAGATACTGGTGGTGGTAAAGTGGAAGCCTTATCCAAATACAAAAACACAAATCAGTTTTGGATTGAGGACAAACCAAATAACGCAATGGATGGAGCAGTTGCAGGTTTGGTAGCATTGCTACTTGACCTCCCACACAATGCAAGTTATAATAGAGACAATAGTTTTCCTGTCAGAAGAGTAAAGAATTGGCAGGAGATTTATAACGTTATAAAGGAGAACAATCATGGCAACACATGAAGAAATAAAACAAGCATACGAAAGTTACATTGCAGAGTCAGAAGCATTCGAAACAAAAGGTGTAAAAGCGGCGGCGGCGAGAGCCAGAAAAGCACTAGGCTTACTTGGCAAAGCAACAAAAACTAGACGTAAAGAAATACAAGAGAAGAAAAACTCTATGTAATCATAATTTTCGAAGGGTGTTTCGGCACCCTTTGAATCCCCCGGAAATAAAGAATTTTAATAAATATTGGCATATGGAAAATACAGGAAAAATTAAGTGGTACAACTCTGCAAAAGGGTTTGGATTCATTACTCCAGATAATGGTGGCAAAGATGTGTTTGTTCATGTGTCAGCAGTTAAGGCTTCTAACCTTAAAGAATTGACAGATGGTCAGCCAATCACATACGAGCTGGTTGAATTCAGAGGTAGAGAAGTAGCAGGAAATCTTCAAATCATCGAATCAGACGGCAACAAATAAGCCAAATCTCCCATTGACATTTCGCAGAAAGTATGTTTTAATGATAGTATCGTTATGATTAAAACAAACAAAAACAAAATAGTAATTTCAGATTTCCAACATTATTGGAAAACAGCAACCAAACATGGACACGAATTTACCTTTGCCCATGGCAAGAACTTTAAAGATGCAAAGGTGTTTACTGTAGAAGTAAAACACTCGGACAAAGTTAGAAGTAAAGACGGTCGTTGGTCTCCTGTTAAAATCACTTGACATTACTAACATAATCTGTTTAAATACACTGTAGACGTTGAAGTGTGTGCAATACACTTTTGGGACGAGGGTTCGACTCCCTCCACCTCCACCAACACTCATTTATAATAGTCTGGTTTATTATGAGGGGGTG